TTCGTCCAATATGCCAGTAAAGCCTGTCAAGGCAGTTGGCGGGTTGACTTGCTTAGAGAGCAAATCAAGAATTTCTGTCATGCGGTTATTGCGTAACTGCTGCAAGAAAACAAGGCGCTGCACCTCGGACTGACCCCAATAATAATCATATTGAGGGTTAGGACAAATCTGGACAAAAGGCAATTCGCCTTTGAGGAACATGGATTTGCCGGGTCGGTCATAAATGAATATGTCCGGTTCAGCCATCGTGACGCATTGATAGTCTTCAGTATCGTCATTCCATACCCACAACTCATACATCTTGACTGTTTCTTCGGCTACCCGCGCTTTGTAGCGGTTCATGCCTGAGAGGTCTAAGTTGACGTTGCCGTAGATGGTGGGGTTTGACTGCGACATGACGAGGCGGTCAACGCCTTCAGGCAAATCCTCAGTCTTGGTATGTACGCTAGTTGTGATGCGCTTAACGATTGACTCGCGCTTGGGATGGGAATACAGCCGGTTGTAAAGCTCAGACTTGGTAATGTAGTAAGTTTGAACGAGGGCTTCTTGCCGGTCTGTATAAGGTGTGTCTTCTCTTAACACTCCCATACTGGCTGGTTCAACCATGTACGGGTGTATGCCGTTGTTGTAAACAAGTTTGATAAAGGTTGAGTTGAAGCACAACGCCCAAGTTAACGCTGAACTAAAAACTTGGTCTGCATTTGAGTTAAGCCATTCGTCATTGAGCGCCAGCGTCAGACGAGGGACTTTGATTTGTTCTTGGTCAGGAACAGATGCACCGGTATTGATTGAGAACCGTGTTGTTTCTGCGGAATACAGAAACGAGGTTAGTTGGTCAATATGCGGATAGATTTTGTTGAAGATTGTGGGCGCTTCATCAGGACCAGAACCAAAGAGAAAGAAAGAACGCAAAGAGGCGTAGTCACCTTTGCGCTCTTGCAAGGACACCATGCACTTTTCAATCAAGTCACGGTAAAACTGTTCTCTGATAAGTTCGTTGGTTGGTATCCGCATTATTTCTTCAGAGTTAGATTCTCATGGTCGGGAGTGTAACTAGCTGCTCTCGGTCCTGTCAAATTACCAGCATCTTTCGGATTGAATGATACAGCTTCATCCCGTACCGGTCTAATCGTATTGCCAGAAAGCAATCCTTTCATGTTAAAGCGGTTGTCGCCACCCCAAATAGCTGAGTCCCTTGGTTGCGGCTCTCTTGGACGCTCGGCAGCAATCTTGGCTTCCTTCTCCAACTGCGCTTTGCTGGTTTTGTTCTTGCGCGTAAAGAATCCAGCTTGGTTTTCGCCTTCGCGGGTGGATTTGATGTTGGTCATATCAAAGTCCATAGCCAATTGCTTGACTGTACGGTCATTCTTCTTTGTAGAGTCTGACATCAGCCCCGGCGCTTGCAAGAACACCACATAGACCTCTTCAGCACAGTCTTTCATGGGACATTGAGGCTTTCTGCTCTCAAAGTACCCGTGTTTATCGCATTTGTAGTCTTTCAATACTGCCATTCTTATCCCCTTTTAAGTGCTTCATCTAGGGACAACCCTGAGTAATCCCCTTTGTTACTAACCCCAATCTTAATCTTAATCTCCCCATTAACCAATTGCAAGCCCGTTGACCGTACCAAACGGGGCTTTGCCTCGCGTCTGTACTCAACAAACCGGGTCTTATCGCGGTTTTGCATGACTGCAACTTCGCCTTTTAGCCAAGATTGATAGCCTTTGTTGACCCTGATTTGCATATATTCGGTCAAAGGTTGGGTACGGTAGAAGAAAACATCCAGCAAATGTTCCTTGTTGACCCCGCATATTTCCGCAAACAGCTTGACAGATATGCCTCTGTCTTGGTCTTTGATGAATCGTTTGATGATTCTTAGCAGCTCACGCTTGGGCAGGACTACGGGCAACATACTCAACGGTGTAACCAAGGGATTGCAAGAAGTCCAAGAACTCAGGCTCTCGGTAAGAAGTAACACATTCAGGGTTTACCAATATGTGTGTGTCGCTAATTAGTTTTCGTGATGTGGAATGGCAGCCAACCAGCCGGTCAAAATTAAAGTTGTCATGGAATTCAGGCACGACACATTCCAGCGAGAAGTCCCGCACAGTCTTTTCTGAGGCGTACTTCATGCCAGCTTCAATAAACAAATGGCGCTTGATACAAGAAAGCTGAACATCTTCGTTCCACAAGTGAATGTCATGGGCAGGGCTGTGGACAATGCCGTATTTATTGGGCGCTTCAAGGAAGCGTTTACTACGCAAAGAAAAGCCACCATTTTGGACAATGACGCGAGGATGCTTGTCGTGCCATGTACCTTTTAGGAGTAGCTGGTTGCCCACCATTGCAGCATGGCAAGCGCCGCCAATGTAGTCATACTCATAATACTCAGGCTTGAAGTTCTTGCCGCTCAAGACCCAACTGTCATCTTGCACTATCAGGCAGAAATCAGTCTCAATGAAGGCATACAGGCTGTGCATGATGAAAACCGAATACATCATGTAGTCAAGTTCGCCAATCTGCTTCCATTGAATGTCGTGCGGCAAAGATGCGGGTTTTTGGATGGACAGCAGCAAACCCCGTGACCCCGGCAACTCCCGCATGGACTTAAGGATTGAGGGAATAGCGCCAGCGCCATCATTGTGACCATAGACAGAAACAACGGTCAGGTTACTGTGTTCCATAAACGCCAATCCTTTTAAGGTAATCAGAGACATTACGCCCGACTGCTACTTCCTCTGGTGTCTTGTCTTCCAAGGCGCGGGAGACTTTACGGGATATTTTCATGTTGATGAGGCGAGGCTGAAGTTGCTCGGCATACGCCGCCGCTGCCAAGGCTGAAGCAATAACCCGGTCATCCTTGTTTCGACCAGAAGCAGCAATGCTGCCCCCTTCACGGGTAATCGTCTTCATCTCATCCAAGGTATCCATGTCGTAGATTGCCATCATTCCACGCTCAAAGTAATCCTTCATGTAAGACAGCATTCGTTCCTTGGTCTGCGTAGTGGTCAGCCAACCAATAGAGTTTGACATTCCACCCATAGTGTCGTTTCTGCGCCAAATGTAGTTTGACATTGAGCCGTAGACATCCATCAGATGACGACCCATGTCACCAGCCATAGCTGCTGCTTGACGTTTCAGATTCTTGAGTTCATTGATGACTGCTTGACCCGGACCATTGACTTCCAAGTTAAGGGTTGAATTCTTGTAAGCACCGGCTAGGTGGGCAATGACCCAAGCAAACTGATAGGTGTTCATCTCGCTTGTTGCAAAAGAAGCCACTTGTTCCATGCCATCAGAGTAGCAACGGTAAACCTGAATACAAAAGCGGTCAGCCCAATCAGATGACCCGTAGGCAGGGTCAGCCCCAATGACGTAATAGGCGGTGTCTACGGGTTCTTCCCAGACCTTTAAAGTGGACAAGCGTTCAGTAGACTTGACGACATCTGTATCTTGGAAGTTAGCGCCAAAGACATAGCGGTAATTGTCGTAGGACAGCTTCTTAGAAATCTTGGCAGCATCAGTACAACGGGCAGTTGAGAAGAAGGATGTGCCGGTCATAATGAAAGCATAGTCTTCAGTAGGCGGGAACTCTTGGTACATCAGGCTTTCGTCTTTGATGCCTTCAAGCATCTTCCAGCGCCACCAAGCCATCTGACGAGAATTGATTTCTACGTTGTACAGCTTCTTAATGTCCCGTGTCCATTCCTTTTCTTCTGGACTTAGTTTGCCATCCCAATAGACTTTATAAACATCAGAGTTGGGGTCAGCAGAATAAAACTCATTTCGCCACCAGCCGCAGAAGATTGCTTTTTGAGTTCTAGCCCGTTTAGCAGTCATATACATCTCATGGAACATATTGAAACCACGAGCAGTAGATTCAAAGATGTACAGACGGTTTTCGTTCTTTTCAGCAAGAGAGGCTAGGAGTGAAGCCAAGCCTTCTTCGTCACCCCAAGAACTTGTTTCTGTGCCGTGTAGATAGGTGATAGCCTTGCCGCGACCCAAAGAACCTTTTGCTCTGAGTCCAGCGACTTGATAAAAGAGTCTGCTTCTGTTCTTGAGGGAAAGCTGGTTACGGTTGTGAGCAATGAGGGGTATTTTGTATTCTTTAGGCAAACCGTCCATATACATGGCGAGGGTTGACCGGAACATATCTCGGTTTTCTTCGGTGTCTGTGGTAAGTGTTCCCTGCAATCCATTGTTGATGAAGTGCCAATAAAGGTCGAGGGCAAGACTGATTGTTGTAATTCCAAG